AAGGAACTTACAAAACACAGACAACGGAGTAGCACCTACTGTAGCCAATCCTAATAGTTATGAGTTAAGTAATATAGGAACTGCTGGCCCTGTCAGTTTTAAACCCTACGATGTTATGGCAAGAAACATGCATGAGGCTATTATTAATTCTAAGGCTAGCCTGCTTACAGCAGATGTTGAGATATTAGGTGACCCTATATTTTTAACTACATCAGGTCATGGTAACTATAAACCAAAATTAGAAAGCAAAGGTGTTACCAAAGATGGTGAAGTCGCTTATTTTATCCAAGAAATTTTTGTTCGTATTAATTTTAGAAATCCAGTTGATATAGGCGAAAATGGTTTGATGAAGTTTCAACCTGAAAAAATTCCATTTAGCGGTGTATACAAGGTTCTTAGTGTAAAGAGCACGTTTAAAGAAGGTATATTCAAACAGCAATTAAAACTAATGCGTATACCTGGACAGATTACAGCATTAGATATTCAGGAAACTGATCCTGCTGATAGAATGGAAACGTTTCCTGATACTAACGATCAACCAGTAAGGGATATATCAAGGGCAGTTTTAAGGCCCGCCCAAGCACGAGCCGATGTAAACATTTTAACTCAGTTGGGTAAGTTGCTTGCCACTGTACAAGGTACAGTGTCGGGCGTAACAGGAGCTATAGGACAAGTGACATCTGGGGTAACAGGGGCAATAACTCAGGTTACTTCGGGTATAACTGGAGCATTGACAGACGTTCAAAGTAAGATTACACAGGTCACATCAGGAGTAAGTTCAGAAATTGCTAATCTTTCCGGCAGATTAGGAGTAACTCCTCAGCAGTTACAGAATGCTTCACCTACTACACTATTAACATTAGCGGCATTGGCTAAATCTTTCCCTAAAGATGTTAATATTTCTGCAGCAGAAAACCAAGGAGTTAGTGTTAAAAACATTCCAGCAGAAAAGGTTATTAATATACCTCCTTTGGCACCCGCCTCAAAGGCTCCAGAACCTGAGGTCAATCAAACCGATATTCAAAATTTACTAAAAGTAGGTGGTATGTTAGCTTTAGCCAACGCATACGGAGTAAGCGATAGTTCTAAAATATCGACTAATTCTCTGCCTAAGTTACAAAGTTCTACATTAATTTCTAACACACCTACATCATTAAGTAATCCATTGTCTGGTATAGTAAAGGATCGTGCTGATCAAAAAATTAATGCTGATAGAAATTTAACAACTTTAAGAAATAACTCAAATAGTGTGGAAGTTAGTTTGAGATTAGCTGGCTCCACTAATACTGATTTAGAAAAATCTGTTACATCTGTAATCGGAAGTAAAGTAGAAAGCCCTCTATCAAGGTTAATTAATACAGCATGAGTCAAGTAGAAACCAGAGTCCCGGGCAGGTTACCTCACCCTGGCCCTTACATGGCAGAAATTACCAATAACCTTGATCCTACGTATATGGGTTCGGTAGAAGTTGCCTTGATAAAAAATCAAGCTGTGCCTATTGATCTACAAAGTAGAACCTTTGTGGTAAAATGGAGTAGTCCATTTTTTGGTTACACAAGTTCTAGGTATGAAGGGAATAACAGCGGGGATTTCAACGATGTACAAAAGAGCTATGGTATGTGGATGGTCCCGCCGGATGTGGGTACCAAAGTATTGGTGGTATTTTTACTAGGTAATGCTAGCGATGGTTATGTGATAGGATGCATTCCTGAAACTTTTCAAAATCACATGGTACCTGGGATCGCCGCTAGTGACCAAGCCAGCCTCACAGCCGAACAAGAACGCAGGTACGGCACAAAATATTTGCCAGTGGCAGAAATACATAAGGCCAGTCAAACGCTTAATGAAAATAAAAATCCCTATTTTATTAAAAAACCGGTACATCCTTTTGCTGAACGTTTACTTGCTCAGGGGTTGTTGTTAGACACAGTTAGAGGTGTAACAAGCAGTAGTGCCAGACGAGAAACACCTAGCAAAGTGTTTGGAATAAGCACACCTGGACCGCTCGATGAAAGCGATGGTGCTAAAAAAGGTAAGATAGGATATGCCGGAAACAGACAGTTTTATGTAAGTAGGTTAGGAGGACATTCTTTCGTAATGGACGATGGCGACTTAAATGGAGCCGACGAGTTAGTTAGAATTAGGACCAGAACGGGACATCAAATTCTTTTACATAATAGTCATGACTTAATCTATATTGCTAACAGTAAAGGTACCGCTTGGATTGAGATGACCAGTGCGGGCAAAATTGATATATATGCTGAAGACAGTGTTAGCATTCATACTGAAGCTGATTTTAATTTCAGAGCAGACAGAGATGTGAATTTAGAAGCAGGTAGAAACATCAATATGTTGGCTTCTAATAATTTTAATCTCAATGTTAAAGAAGATTTTAACCTTATAGTAGATCAATCTGGAAAATTACAGTTCGGCAGTGTTGCTAATATATCTAGTAAGACTGATATTAAGTTAAACGCCTTAACAAATTTACATGTTAAAAGTAACGGTTCTATTTTTAACACAGCAGGAGAAAACATTAACTTATTGTCGAATAATGGTACATATCTAACCACTAACGGTGATACAAATATCTCTAGCGCTGGCAGCATATTTGCTACAGGATTTAATATTCATCTAAATGGTCCAACAGCGGCCAAGGCGACTACTGCCACAGATGCAGAACAGCCAGTAAGATTGCCACTGTTCAATTTACCTAATAGAGATAAACAATCTGGTTGGGCAGATGGCAATTTTTATAATGCTGATCCTATTACCAGCATAATGCAGCGTGTTCCTACTCACGAACCATGGGATCAGCATGAAAATATTAATCCAGATAGATTTAACAAAGACGCAACAGACGCCTATGCTGGTGCCAATAACTCTAATGTGGTGACAAATCAACCCTGGCCCGAGCCCAATAATAATCAGCCTAGTGATTGGATTAAAGACGAACTGTTTATAAACAAGGTAAAATCAGTGGCTAGTGGTTTAGGTTGTGATTACATCGATTTACTAGCTTGTATGGCCTTTGAAACTGGAAGGACTTTTGATCCTGCTAAACGTAATCCTAAATCTAGTGCCACAGGATTGATACAGTTTATGTCTAGTACAGCCAAAAGTCTAGGTACAACTACGCAATTCTTAGCCGGATTAACTAGAACACAACAAATGGATTGGGTTGAAAAATACTTTAAGTCCGGGCCGTTAGCTAAAGTAGCAAGCCCTAAAATAGAAGATATTTATATGTCAATATTGTGGCCGGCAGCAGTGGGCAAATCTAACGATTATGTTCTATTTAGGGCAGGTACTCCACAATATGCCCTGAATCCTTTAGACAAAGATGGTAAAGGATTTGTAACGAAAGCAGACGCCTCCACAAAAGTTAAAGCTCAATTAGCCTATGTTCGTCAGCAGATAGTAAATTATGAGGCTTCTAAAACTAAAAAAGTATAGCAATAAATATTATTATGAGTTTTAAAACAATCGAAATTACAGGATCAAAAGTAGTTGCTCAACAGAGCAGAAAGATTAGCCATTTCTACAAAGGCTTCAGCACACTAACTGGTGATACCAACACACAACTGTTTGATTTTGATTTAATTAAGCAGGATTTAATTAATCATTTTAAAACTCGTAAAGGCGAACGTGTGATGAATCCTACATTTGGAAGTGTAATATGGGATTTATTAATGGAACCTTTAACAGATGATACTAGAGAATTACTAAAACAGGATATTTCAAATATTTGTAACAGTGATCCTAGAGTTGTCCCTACACAATTAGATTTAACTGAATATGAAAACGGTTACATTTTAGAAATTACATTAGTAATGGCAAGTACTAACCAATCTTCTAATATGAAATTAGTGTTCGACCAAAAAATTGGCCTATCGGTTCAATAATGTACCTGGATAATTTTGCCAATAAATACGGTATAAATTAAAATATCATGATACCATCTACTAATAGCAAATTATATGTAACTGAGGATTGGAAAAAGATTTATCAATCTTTTCGTAATGCCGACTTTCAAAGTTATGATTTTGAAACATTACGTAGGACTATGATACAGTATCTTCAGGAAAATTATCCTGAAGATTTTAATGATTTTATTGATAGTAGTGAGTACATTGCTCTTATAGATCTCATAGCTTATCTAGGACAAAATTTAAGTTTTAGAATTGATCTTAATGCCAGAGAAAATTTTATAGAAACAGCCCAGCGTAGAGATAGTATATTACGTTTAGCTCAACTTATCAGTTATGTTCCGAGCAGAAATGGTCCTTCCAATGGATTTTTAAAATTAACATCTGTGGCCACTACAGATAGCATTATCGATTCTAACGGTATTAACCTTGCCAATGTTACAGTTGGTTGGAATGATAATACCAACAGTAATTGGTACGGACAATTTATAACCATATTAAATTCTGCCATGTCCGGAAGTTTTGTGTTTGGTAAGCCCTACGATAGAAAAACTATTGGTGGTATACTAACTGAACAGTATAGGATTAACAGTTCTAATAGGGATATTCCAGTTTACTCTTTCTTAAAAAGTATAAACGGTACAAGTATGAACTTTGAGATAGTTCCTTGTACATTTAGTGATAAAACTTTTATATACGAAGAAGCTCCTAGACCTGGCAGCACATTTAGTTTTGTGTATAGGAATGATAACCAAGGAGCCGGTAGTGTTAATACAGGGTTTTTCGCTCACTTTAGACAAGGTGAGTTAGCAGTTTCTACATTTACTATTGATAATCCTGTTAGTAATGAAATAGTTGGTATTAATAGTAATAATATTAATAACACAGATGTTTGGTTGTGGCAATTAGACGGTGATGGAAATTATTCTAATCTGTGGACCAAGGTACCTGATATTATTGGTAACAACATAAT